GAGCTTAGACTTAAACTGATTTGTTATTTTCATCTTTTCTTCTTCCCACAGTTATTACAATAATATTCGGTTTTTCTTTTGGTATAATACTGAGCTTTCTTTCTACCTCCCTTATGAGAGAAGATTGCTCTACGAGGACGTTGCCTATATTCATAAGAATGTACAGCAACCCATTCATGATAACCCAACTTACATCTAAATGTCACCAGTAGTTCTTTCCCTTTTCTTACTATCGGCATCCGGGTTATCTTTCTTCTTAAATTGCTCATCCAACTTACTACCATATACTTCGTCATATTGTTTACGTTGTTCCTTGGTAAACTCTGTACATCTTTGCCTTTCAACATCACATTTGAATAATGCTCTACCGGAAGGAAGACCATCTCTCTGTACTACTATCTCGGCTCGAAGAATATTATCCTTCTCTTCTTGCTCGGTAGAATTAAGACCCATGATAACTTGGGCATTACGTACAATAGCAATTGACCCAGAGATATCATTCTCATCATATCGAGTAAGTCTATGTTTTTTACCTTCACGAGTAATATGGTGAGCAGTCCATATAATATCCAAGTGTAATTCTTCTGCTAAGTTTTGCAGGTCTACATATACATTGGATATTCTTTCGAAATCTTCTCTGTCTCTAGATATTGATGCAAGTTTACCTGCGTAGTCAACCATTAGTACCCTTATATCTATACCCTGGTTACGCAATTGAATTATCTTTTCCCTGATATATGTGACATCGGTAATCATTGCAGGAACCCTTTCAACTACCAATTCAACTCCGAACCTTGCAAGCTTTCTTAAATGCTTTGCCTCGAGTTTATCATATTCACCTGAGTATAATTCTTTCTTGGTTTTATTAATACTTGATTGAATGAAACGGTCCATGATTTGGTCCTGACCATTTTCTGTATCTATGTATAATACTGACTTCTTCATTCTGAGATAACCTCTTGCAAGGTTTACCATGAAAAATGTCTTCTTTGCTTTAGGTTTATCCAATATCACATTTACAGAATGTTCTGGGTAACCTCCTGCATTGGTAAGGTCATTCAATTGCCTATATGGGCAAGGTATTACGGATGGTTCAGATTGTCTTTTAAACTGTCTTTCTGTAACATCTCGTATCATATATAAGGGTTCATCCTCTTTCTTAGGTTTACTTTTCTGAAGTACCTTCTCAATCTTCCTTGAATATTCTTCATATTGTTCGAAGTTATCCAAGTCGAAGGAATCATTTAGGTTCTTCATTTCAACGTAAGTAGAGAACTGATATATCCTTTCCTTGATATATTCCGAATCAGATAAGGGAATATGATACAAATTGCTTATCAATTTTTGAATACTTGGCAAGTCATCCTTAGTTACTAAATCGACGTATGCCTTTGATTCTAGCAATTCTTTTATAACCTGCTTCAGAATATTTTCTGAAGGCATCTTGCCTTGCTTTTTAAAATACTTTGATATGCCCTCGAATATAAGAGCATGTTCTATGAGAACCAGATAACTTGATTTAACCCGACGCAGGACTAAACCACCTTCTTTATCCCTTAGAATGAACCGGAGTATCTCTAACTGGAAGTCCGGAGTAAAACTAAATTTAACTGAGTCTTTAAACTTTTTCATATCTATATTGCAATATTTATAAACTAATAGATTTTGATAGTACCGAGATAGTTCTGAGCATGTTGACAACTATCTAGAAACATACTAATCCACTACCTTAAGCTCAAGTATATTTAATATTATTATTTTATATAAGAAAAAATACTTATATTTGCATAACGAATTATTTAAAAGAACATGGGAAAAAGTAAAGGAAATAATGGCTCAGAGCTTCATAGATTAAAGCCTATGCAGGAATATGATGAAGCTACATTCAACAGACTTTATAAAGTCTGTAAGCCAGTAATCAGAAATCTTACCCGACAGATTGATTATAAAAGGTTTAACCTTACACCTGATATCATTCAATCTTATTTCTGGGATAAGATGTTATTTGTTTTCAACAAATACTATGGTGAATGTACTGAAGAACATCTTAAAGCAAGAATCCTTGCATCACTTAGTACATTCAAAAATAAATTGCTTCGTTCGGCATACGGAGAACAAGCAGAGTATAATCAAAGTCTCTTTAAGCTTGATGATTTATTCGATAATGATAAAGAGTTAGAGGATGATAGTGAACAAGAGAAAGCTAAATCCGAAATGCTTGATATGATGTATAAGTATATGAAGGATAAACTTTCTCCCGATGCCTATCTCTTATTTGAGGTATTACTAACTCCTCCTCCTTTTATTAAAGAGAGACTTGGAGATAGTACTCGAATTACCAACATAATGCTTATAGAGTTTTTTGAAATGCCTAAGACTAATGATTCCATGAGATATATCTCAGAACTTAGGCAAGATATCCAATACTGGGAAGATAGAGCTAAGGAAGAACTTAAGTATTAACACAAAAGAAAAGGGGCGTTTCCCAACGTCCCTTTCCCAACGGATTTTCAAAATCAACTATGCAAACACGATTTGTAAAGTGTCCTAATACTAATAACTAATTCAATCTATATTATGAAGTGGAATGAAGTTACTTATGATGATATCTTTTGGATATATCGTAATGTAATAGTCGGTGGTAATTTTTCGATATTCAAAGTCTCTACCGAAGTCTCTTGTAAGAAACTTTCACCAAGCAAATTCCAGCTCACTACAATAGCACCATCTTGAATTCCTTTGGTTGGAGTTCCTCTACCAAAGTCACCATTCAAACCTGTCTCCCTATTAAAGAAGGATTGAGGACGAACGTTCTCCCAGTTGTTAGCATTATCCTGTTTACCTTTAGATACACCAAGAGCATGTCTATGCTTAGGCAAATCATCACCCTTAATCTGGATAAGGAAGTTACCCTGAGTAGGCGTATAGTAATCACCCACATTCTGTAACATAGTTTCATCACCAATCTGAATACCTCCTGCTTGGTAACCAATAACTATTCTACCAGAAGCCTTGGTGTATTCTGCCCATCCTTCTGGGATTACATCAGTTTCCCAGAGGATAATAGAACCGATTGGGAGATTAGCAGTACTCAGAGACTCGGCAAATTCTTTTCTGATTGCCTCAAGTTGAGCATCAATGTATTGTTTGATGTTCAATGAATTGCCTGCTTCGTCCACTACTGGGAACCCAGTATTCATTTCTTCGGTTCTCTTTATAGATTCTTTGAATGAACTATAGGTTGCAGTAGTAAAGGGTATCTCTTGGAATTTACCTTGGTAGGGTACGATTGCAAAGTTCTCATTTCGTTTTGTCATTGCATCTGTACCCTTACCATAGATACCGATAAGAACAACCGAATTCTTATTATTAGAGTAATAAGGGCAAGCACTCTCTACCATCTCTAGAAGATTGCTATAGGTCATATTATAATCGGAATATACATCACTATTGAGTATACTCGGAGTACGATTTGCCTCGGCAATCGGGTAATAGATATCGTTAGCCTTCTTGAATAAATCATAGAAGCTTTCTGAGGATTCATTCCAATAGGCTACGAAGTCTACTGGGTTATCTACTGGTTCTGAGATAGTAGTATGTACTGCAAAGAGTAATACCTCTTCAGTTGAGCCTTGAGTACCTTGAATATTTTCGACAGTAAGAGTTTGCTCATCAGAGATAAATACATATCCATCTCTTGAGATACAACCAAAGTTTACATCGGGTAATTCTCCATCTTCTGAAGCCTTTGCCATGTACCTTGCCATGATACGGTCCTTGATTACATTAGCATACTTACTCCCAGATACTCCTTGAGGAGATACCGTTAACTTACTACCATTTATGGTGGCTGAGCCAAAACCACAGAATGGCCCTAAACCAGAGGGAGCAGCAATTGCCTCTGCTGCTTCCTTTGATTTAATGATACCTTCATACTTAAAGTACGTCTTCATTATTGTTATTTTTAAAGTTATTCTTTTGTTCTGCCATATCCTTAAATGCTTCACCCAAGTCCTTGAACTTGAAGGTTAACAGTTTAAAGAGAATCTTCCATATACTGTACTTCTTTTTGATACCATGTATTTCACAGATATGACCATAGATACTATCTACTTCGAAGCAATAGCATAACACCATTACAGTTATAGATACTACGATTGGGTCCATCCCATAGGGTTCACCTATTGCCTTACCAAGTACAGCTCCCAATAAAACATAGCAAATATAATCTACTATCTTATTTAGAGTTCTTCTTCCAGCTCTAGACTTTCGAATTTCTATACCTTGGATTCTACTAGCAGATACTCCAAACCATAAATCGGATATGATTAGTATTATTGCCAGTACTATCATCCATCTCAAATCATAAAGAATTTGAGTACACTCTCCCAATATGCCCACAGTAAATGTCTTGAATAAAGACTGAGTTGTGGTCTCAGTGATTCTATCGATTGTGTTTATCATTGTTCTATTATTTGCCAAGATTGATTACTGTAGGTTGTAATGGTGAAAGTCTTTTCCGATAGGTCATCGAAATCCCATTCCAACTTTTGAGGACTAACACTTAAGAGATCTGCATCTACTACTGTGAACTTAGTTCTCTTAGAAGTATCTGCAACTGATTCAAAGATATATTCTCCTGCTTGAGCAGTGATGAATTCATAGCCTTGTCCACCAGCATCGTAGGTATTAACCTTACCTACTTCCCTAATTCTACTATCGAAATCTGGTTTATTCGAAGTACACTTGATTAGGGTAGATACTTGTTTAACAGTACCCTTTAGTTCGGCATACTCTGGAGTACAAGATATCTCAATGATAGTTGGATAATCTTCTAGGATTACTTGGCATCTTAGAGAAGAACCATCATCAGCTACAAAGGTATAGGTACCTGCCTTGGTAAGAGTAATCTCTTCACCCAGGTTATAGGTTTCCCCAGTCTCATCACAAATAGCAATACCATTTACATTTACCCCATTCTTCATCTCTTCCAGTGAGAACTTACAAGCAGACTTCTCATCTACCAAAGCATATACTGCATAGGTATCATCAATCTGGTCTTCAGGTAAAGTCCAATCGGGTTCTTGCCAATGTTCATCTGTAGTATCTGAAGGAACTATCTTTAACTTATTCTGATATACTGTTGGAGAATTGCTTACAGTCCAGATAGTCCTTGCAGAGGGGTATGCTACGGATTGGAAAGTATAAGTTCCTGACCTATTGGTAGTATATACATAACCATTCTTAGCATCGAATACTTCCCCAGTCTCTACCACTCTTACTCTATAATCATCCCCATTACCGGAGATACGTTGAATACTTACTGTAGTCTTGGCTGAGCCATTGAACAAAGTAGAAGATGGTGGGTTAATACTAACCCGATAGATTGCCGTCTTACCAGAAGTTACTTCGAAGATACCCACCCCTTCTTCAGTTTCTCTTTTATCAAGGGTACACCTAAACTTATAGGTACCATAACTACTGGCAGTAAACTTATCACCATTCTTAAATAACTTAGTGTCACCCACCAATCTGCAATATAAATCTCCAGTAAACGATTCTGGGTAATTAGATTCGATAGTTAGAGTAGTAGTTGCATCCCGTATACTTTGTTTATCTCCAACTCGAAACTCTGATGGAGTACATCTTACTTTATAAGTAATCTCTTGTCGAGTTACTACAAAGGAAGTTTGCTTTACTGGGAACTCTACAATCTCAAAGTAATAAGTACCGGGTTCTTTAAATTCCCAGGTTGCTCCTGATATCTTTACTTGGTCAGTACCTGACAGTCGAACATTACAAGTTTTGATTTGTCCCTTATAGGATACGTTAGCCCTTACTACCGTATATACACTTAGCTTTGATGGAGTTATCTCTGCAGTAACTAGGTCACAGGTAATTGAGTATACCCTATTATAAGATTCCTGACCTACAGTGATTTGGGTTATCTTGGAGTTATCTCCAACGCTTCTGAAATAATAAGTACCAGCCCTTGGTATATTAAATATGGAACCACTGGGATGTTTTGTGTATCCCCAGTTTACCTTGTCACTTGATATCTGGAATCTTAAATCTGCATTAGGCCAATCAGCAGTTACTGTTACCCTAACTGGTACTTCGAATACTTCAGAAGTTATCAGATTTGGTTGGTCTGGGTTTACCAATTCTGCTTTGATTGCATACCCATCGTTTACCGTAAATCCATATTGGATATTGAAGGATACGTGGTAAGGTATGAATCTTCGGAAGAAACTTTCTACTGCTTCCCTAAATCTCTTGAATGCCTCAGAGTTCGAAGTATACCCATGACCTGTAAGACTAAAGG